GGGGTATACTCTGAATTATTTGAATTTATTCGAGTTTTGGGGTGTAACCTGAGATGCCTGATGATCTTAATGTGAAATCCCCGGATAGCATCAAAATGCAGTTCGCACATTATTTGCTCAATTGGCCAACATGGCTCATTCGGATCATTGCCACTTTGTGGTTACTTAGTTTTATTCTGCCGTTGTTTTTGCTTCTCACAGTGCTGCCCTTTGGGGTTTTTGCAGTTGCAATTGCATTTTTCATTCAGGGTGGCATCCTGACTTGGGCCGTTTTCCTTTTTTTCGTCCCTTTCTTCGTCATTATATGCAGTAAGTTCTGGCGTCGCGCCATAGCCAAGGAGAAAGCTCTCCGCGATGCCCTCGGGCCGGCGGCTTTTCTGTGGTATGACGAGGAGAAAACCGCAGCTGGTGTTGTGTTGCGTCCGGTCGTCATGGCCGGCTGGGACTTGATTGTCCCAGCTGCCGGCGATGCCTTACGCTCTGCTCTGCCTGCTCAATGGCAGGCTGTCATTGGCGACTTCCCAATGTCGACAGATGAACTAGCTTCTTGGTCTTGGAGTTACCTCATTGACTTTGCGGATTGGATGACTTGCGGGCCGGCAGTCGGTGTTGTCATGTTTGACATGGCTGTCCTGGCCAGGCTCTTCGCTTTGCACAGGCTGTCTTTCAGGTTGGCAAAGAGGGTCATTTTCCTTTCTGCTTTGGCCTTTTCGCTCATTTGGGCCGCGAGTCCTGAATTCCTTCTCGGCTGTGCCTTTGCCCTTGATCATTTTATCATGCTGGTTTCGTCAGGCACTTTGGGCGAGTGGCTGCGCTGGAGGCTGACACATCTTGTGGTTGTTTGTGCTGTCTGGGCTCTGGACGTTTCGACTGTCTCTCGCAAGTACACTCCTGTTGCTTTTGGCCAGCTGGGTGGTCGCGGAAGGCACCGGAACTTTGCTGGCCTGTTCAGGGAGAAGCTAATGCAAGCTACAGTCTTTGTTTCTGATCTTGGCCTTCCCCACTACATCCGCGGCACCAGGCCCATGACACGTCAGGGCCTCGACGAGAGCCTTGATGTGCTCCGTGAGCTTGGTTGGCCTGTCAATGTTCGCACCAACGATAATGTTGCAGAGGTCACTGACAGGCTCGGGTTTAGAGAGTGGCTGCTCTGCGGCACCGACTGGGAGCAAGGCATTCGCAATCTCAAGACGTACACCGATGAGCTGTTGGATGACCTGAGACTTCATGCCGTTGAGTTCCGACGCACTGAGGAGTATGCCAGCCTCGACAATGAGTTGAAATCAACCTCACGCTATTTCAGGTCGCCCCGTTACGATTTCCCTGATTTGGAACTGGACGACGTGTGGTTTTTGGTCAAGGACACTTTTCAGCACTCGAAGTTGACCCCCTTCAACTACATCATCCAGATGTGGGAGAAGAAGTATGGCCTGGGTGCCTTTTTCAGGAAGCCAGGGTCAAAAGCCAAGTTGTCCCGTCGTGACTTCATCAAATCAATCGGCGGCCTCAAGCCTTTCAAGCAGTTGTGGCGGCGTACTTTTGAGTATGCCACAGTCATTGTGCCTGTGTCGGCAGTGAGTGTTAAGGGCGAAGCCCTCCCTCCCAAGAAATGGATGGAGGACAAAGTGCGTACTATCATTGGTACGCCGCTTGTTCATTACATAATGACCACCATTTGGAACTACGAACCCAACCATCGTTTTGCTTGGGTGAGCACTCCTACCAAAATTGGCATGCCACTCAATGGCTACTGGCTGTCTGACCTGTATTTTAGGCATTCGCGCTGCCAGCATCACTTCGCTGGCGACATGTCTTCATTCGATTCCACACTTTCTGGGAAAGTGATTGAGTTGGTCAAGGCGGTTCGTAAGAAAGGATATGAGCATCACAGAGACCATGATCGCATCTGTAATCTCATTGATGTCGCTTACGACCAGCTTGAGCATCAGTTGCTCAACACTACTTCCACTGGCCAGGTCTACAAGAAGGGCACTGGGCTTACCACCGGTCATTCATCCACCTCTGCGGACAATTCGTTGGGAATAGCCATCCTTTATCTTTTTGCATGGAAGGAGCTCACTGGCCTCTCGGCCCGTGAGTTCGTTCATTTCAATGAGTTGTCTGACTATGGTGATGATCATGTCCTGTCTTTTCTTGCGACCAAACCGGCTGCCTGGAATTTCAAGAACATTCAGAAGGTCATGGCGCGCTGGGGTGTTGAAAATCGCCTTGAAGCAAGCGGGCCTTTGGACTCCATTCCATTCTTGTCCAAGTTTTCCCGTCGCCTCACTGCCGAAGACCGGGCTGTGTTTGCCAAGTATCAGGTGCCCTTGCCTAAGCGTGTTGTCTACCATGACAGGGACCGATTACTTGGCAAGATGGTTACTAGGATCAAAAACAGTGACCCTCGTTACCGGGCAAAAAGGCTGCTTTCTTATCTTAGCCTTACTGCACACCATGAGGACATTTACAATGGCATCAGTCGTGTGTTGACACGGTCATCGACTATGATACGGGCAATCAAGCAAATGGGTGTGAGCATCCCGACTTACCAGAAAGTCCTGTCAGACTGGTATCACCCCACCACGCACAGTGTGACCGATGTGTTTGATGAAGTGGCAGGGGAAGCCAATGATGCTGGCCTGGCTTTTTCTTATGGCCAAGTAACATGGGTGGACAGCTTCCTGGGGACTCTTTCAATGGTTCCTGATTTTGTGAACCCTGCCATCTTTAATTTTGGGTATGACAGGCTTTTGCAGGTTCAGGCCCGGCGATGGTTGTCATGGCCAATTGAGTTCCTGAGTGCTCAGAATGGTGTTAGCTCTTCCTCGGAGCTTAGGTCTATGATTGGCAAAAGTTGCTACTCGAGCCTTATCGTGGACGTGTTTAGCCAGGCTTTTGAGCCCACTTCAGCTTCCTCCCACCTTGCCAGGCACTGGGTTTATCTTTTCTGGTTCTGGTCATCGAGGTCAGCTGCCCGCTCGTCCTGGTTGAGTGGGATCACATACAAGCTGAATCAGGTGCAGTTCACTCTTAATGGCACCATCAATGCAGAATTTGCAGTTATTGGCTGGAAACTTGCTGACTTGTGTGTCATAGCAGCCTGTTCTTTGATTCCGCCGACCCCTTTTCTGGCCCCAATCTGTGACATCATGCTGCCAAGGGTTGATCTGTTGATTAACACGATCGTGGGCGTCTTCATTGGGTTGTTCTGGACGAATGTCCCTCCCAATTACAAGGAAGTGACACATCTCGTTCGACAGCTCCCCTCCATGCGGGGTCCTCTGTTGGTTCAAGCAGGCACTGGGACCGGCAAAAGTACTTCTTTCATCAAGCACCTGTCATTGGTGGTTGGGGCCCGTTACAATAAGATCATTGTCATTGAACCCCGATCTGCCCTTGTGCGCAGCCTTGTGCCTTATGTTAGGGACACTCTGCTGGTTGATGCCACTGGCTGCACTGCCGGATATGATTTTGACCCCACCCGGAAGGTTTGGTATATGACACCACAGGAGGCCATTTTGCGTCACCGCCACACATTCGACCGTGGCAACCTCATCGTGGTCGATGAGTGCCATTTGGGTGAGGCCGCCTACCGTGTTATACAGCCGTTCCTCAAGTCGCAATCACATTTGGACAGCATTTATTTGACCGCCACTCCAAGTGCCTTTAACTTCGAGCAGTGTGAGGCATCAGTCGAACTCAACATAGCCAACGTTTGGCATGTTGCAGTGGATCACCCTGTTTCTCGGGCCGCCGAAGTGGGTGCTTATCTAAAGGACTATAGGGCTCTGGTGCTCGACTGCTTACGGGGGCTTCCCAGGATCTCAAAGGTCCTTGTTTTCTACCCGTCCAAGGAAGGTGCTATTTCCTTCGCCGACTCTATAGACAGGCCAGTGTCTTTTCTTAATTCTGGCAGTCATGACACCACTGGCAGTGTCATCCTTTCGACAAGTGTGGCAGATGCCGGGTTGACTATTCCTGCCGTTGATCTGGTGGTCTCTCCTTGTTTGGATTACACAACTACGGGCTTTGGTCTTGAGGTCACTTATGCATTGTTGAACCAAATGCAGATCAAGCAACGCCAGGGGAGAACTGGTCGCACCAATAATGGCCGTTTTGTGTTCCTGCAAGGTCCCAACCTTCGTTTACAGACCATGGACTCCTTCCAAGCACTGCCGGAGAATATTGTGACCTCGCTCATGTCCAACGGGGTGACTCTGCCTCAAATCAGGGGCCTTGACCCTGGCCTGGAGGCTCAGTTCGCCAGGTCTTTCCAGCACTCGACCGGTTTACCTGGCCCTATTGTCGATTCTGCACTTGAGAACTTTGACAAGGTGTGGTCAAACTTCTCTTATTGGCGCGAAGGCCGCATGTTGCAATCCATCAATGCCATGGCCTCAGAAGTGCAGGAGGTCTTGTTTGATCACCTTACGGCAGGGAACGTCTCTGTCAGTTCCTTCCTGTCAGAAGGGGATGTCCTCGCAGCTTCCAGGGATTTCGCAGCCGGTTTGGCTGCCATTAAGTCAGGTTATGAGTGGGATCTCACCGCTTTCGATGGAGCTCTGACCAAGCTGCAATCACTCACTGCAGGGAAAGCCCCGATTGAAGGGGCTCTTCCTTATGAATATGCAGCAGCGATTGATCAGTCACTCAGCCGGCAGGAGCACGAATTCAATGCAAAATCTTTTTGGCAGGCAACCTGATGATCTTGCGTGTGAAAGCCCTCGGGCTAGTTCAAAGCCAAAATGGACACCAAGGATACTTTATCTAGAGCCCAAGAGGTTCACACCAACTCTGGAATCAGTTTATTCATTGCTGATTTCAACTTGAAAGATTTGCAAGCCCTCCTCGGGAACACTCCTCGCGGTGCAGATGGGGAATCGAGCGCGGCCTGTCTGCCAGAGACTAGCAGCAATGTTAGTCTCGACAGGCAGCAGCATGCGATCGCCTCATCTGCTGTGGGGAAATACACGGGTGTTTCCGAGCCAGATTTGACCAGTAGACTTGCCAGGCTGCCGGAATGGTTTCTGCCTCGCATTGCACCGGCCGTTTCAAGCGGGTCCAAAGCCCTGCTTGAAGCCTCAAGGGCCTCCTTTCGGGAGGACCGCGAGAGAGCCAAAGCAGCTGATGACTGTGGACCTCTGCTCGGTGACATCCAGCGGGTCCTAAGTTTCTTATCTTATTTGTGGAAAAGGGCCTTGCACCCCTAATGAAGATTTTGCTCATTCAGACCAGGCCTGAAGATCTTGCATGTGAAAGCCCTCGGGCTAGCCTTACACACGATGAGCGCAACCAGCAACAGCCCAGGACGGGCCCCACAATCTGTTCATTCCGAACACACCGACGCATTTTTCCTAAAGAAGGAAATTGACTCTCTTGCCAAAGAGCAGTGCAATTTCAAAAAGCAGTCTGGATATTTTATCCGAAAAACCGAGTTTGATGAGTTGCAGGCTCGTGTGGACCAGGCCATGATAAATGGCTCTACAACATACGACCCTTCCACCCTCATTGAAATGAATCAGCAGCTGACCGACATGACGGCCCGCGCCGAACGGGCCGAACGCATGCTCAGGGATGCTGAGGATTCCGCAAAGGAGAATGCCACTTCACTGGTGGATGCCCGAAAGGCCCTCCATGAGGCCACAGAAGCAGCCAAGCATGAAAAGACGCGCTTGGAGCTTGAGAAGAGTGCACTCAAGGGGAAACTCGGGCCCCTTGAGGATTTGCAAAAGCAAGCAAGAAAGCAAGCATCCGACCCTGAGGAAGTCGCTGCTCGCACTCGATTGATAACGGAGCTTCAAAGCCAGCTCGCCGCTGTCAATGCAGCTTTTGCTGCTGAAACAGCCAAAGTCCGGACCTCTCATGCGAAGGTTACCGAGCTTGAAGCATCTTTGAACTGCGAAAGGCTCAAGGCCGAACGTGCCCAAAAGGCAGTGTTCAACCCTAAGCCCATTATTGCAGATGAGCCTCTCAAGCCTCTAGAACCCTTTGAGGCAGATCTCGCCAAGGACGGTGCTGTTTTACGCAGAGTTTTAAGCACCGAATCGCTTGCCCTACTGCACAAATGTGCAGAGGTGCGCAGAGAGAACACCCGGGAGTATGCATACTCCCTGCTCGAAGTGGCCAAGCGACGAGATCCCCGCAATCACGTGGGTTATCGTGATTATGCGAAGATGGTTGTCCAGAAGATCAAGTCAACTTCCGCTAGGAAGCGCGCCAAGTATCAGCCGTTACTTGATTCGCTTTATGAGTCCATGGCTTTTGAGAACACTCTCAAGCTCAAGGAGATCAAAGCCACCTACCGCACACTTCTGGAACCTCAGAGCAAAGAATCTGAGGCTAATTCTGAGAAAGTGCAGGCCGGTGCTGGCAGCTGGTGGGATGACCTCTTATATGACGCCAAACTTCTTTTCCGTCGTGCCAAGGTGGAATTCCTTGTCAGGACCCAAAATCCTGAGACGACTGGTTGGTTTTCGTCCCTGCGAGCGAAAACCTGGGCTTTTTGTGGTAAATTAAAATCCATACTGCCCTTTTCTTGGTTCTCCCCCCCCATTCCGGCAACAAACGCCTAACTCCTAAAACAAGGGGTTGAGCACAGGGGGTCTTAGAGGCCAAATG